TGGGTACCGGGTCTGTAATAACCCCTGTATCCGCCAGCATAGCAAAAGGGTGCAGTTCCTTGTTCTCAAAGCCTAAGCCAGTGGTTGTATAATCATTTGTCACCTGTCCATCCACAGAGAGGGCTAAATTTTCAAGGTCATACCAAGGCAGTTCAAAAGTTGTTGTTACACCGTCTCCCACGCCGATGTTTTCTGAAATGACCTGTCCATCCCATATGCTTGATTCCTCTAGGTTGACACGTAGTATGTTCAATAAAAACAACTCTCTGATATCAAAGTTATGATTATCTATACCTATTCTGTTTGAAAAAGTGATCTTTCGGTTGGCTACGTCGTTGATCCGGTTTAATGCAAAGGTTCCCTTATAATAGCCTATGCCATTATACATAGTGCTGCCTCCAAAGTCCCCAAGGAATAACTCAGGGTTAGAAAAGCTCGTACCCGTTAAGTACATCATCAGCTTATTATCTGTATCTGTATAAAAATCAATCTCAGAACTGCCTGACATAAAGGTCACAAATACCGTGGCATAAATGGTCACGACATCAATCGATGTTTTTGTAAGACTTAAAGGATTGCCTTCAGCATCTTTAATCATGGCATGGGTCACGACTTCAGTGGCACCCAAGCCAAAACCAATACCTACTTCAGTGAGGGTTTCACCGACAAACTCTTCTGGCATCAGCCTGATTTTTCTTGTCCAGCTTGATGTGGGAAAGGACCTGATGGTCTCCTCAGTTTCTGCTGACTTTGATCCAATTCTATTAAACAAGGACGTCCTATCAGGGGTTGGCGTGCCTACACCTCTTCCAAAGTGAATGGTAGTGAAGTAGGTGGTGGTGTTACACAATCGGTTATAGATTTGATTTAAAATTATGTTTTCTGCTTGTCCTTTTTGTTTTAATACACCGGTTTGACCATCTCGTACTTCAATCTCAAATCGGTTATGAAAATGTACTTCTGTCTTTATTTTCACGTTTTTACCTCCTATGGGTTTATAAGGCCAACGTATATGAAATCAACTGTGGCGCCTGCGCTTACAGATAAGGCTTCATCCGAGTATGCTTGCCTGTAGGTGACTTTGATAAAATCTACTAGGGCTTCTGCAGATACGCCTATTGTTTCCCTTACTCTAGGATTGGGTTTTGGTGCCAGTTGGTTTGGAAGGCATACCGTCGTAAATCCTGCCACCGGTCCACCTCTTCCTCTTAGGCTGCCTTTAGATGGATCATAGTGGACCGTCAAAGCACCTTCCACATTGTTGAATCTACTTAGGGGATGGAAGGTAACCAACAGGTGTTTGTCATCTAAGTGGTCTGGATGCCTTTCTACAGAATCGGCTTTGTACTGCTTTGTTATCAGAGGGCCATTCACATACTGGTATTCTTCGCCTGTTACAATGAAGGCTCCGTTGTTGCCAACGACACTAAGTAGGTCAATCCTAAAGATGTAGAGACGACTTGAATATCTGCTTGTTATGGTCCACCTATAGTAGGCATAGTGCTCAGCGGTGTCCGTGGGAAAGGCGTACCAACCTGCAACATCAGGGCTCTTGTCTATTACCAAACTTTCCCAGGTTTCACCATCACTTGACCCTGCAAAAATAAAATCACCAGGTCTATATGATGAACCTACTTGCCACCTAAACCCGTAGATTCTTGTCGGTTCCAGTAGTTGTATCTGTATCCATTGATCTCCGGACACTCTGGTTTCCCAATAGCCTTGCTCATTAAAGGCATTGGCTGGCAGGTTACTGCCATAATGGCTACTTGCTAAAGCGGTGCCTTGTGGGATGAAATAATCTCCCTGAACTATTGGTTCTGGTACAAGTCCTGTTACATCGCCGACAAGCTTTTCTGAAAACCTAATGGCTATTTTCTGACCAAGACCTTTACTCATTCCACATCACCTCCACTTCTGGAAGGGGTAAGTCGGGGAAGACCAGATTAACTGGTGTAAATGCTGCTACCATTGTATCGTGGGTGTATCCAGCTTCGTTTATTGCACCCGATACTGTTACTTGAACCTCTTGTAAAACCGTGTTCATTCCAAACTCTGCTGCTGCATCATCTATATAAATGTCAAACAAAAAACCGCCGCCACCATCAACGGCCAGGATAGAGGCAATCGGTAAATGTCCACCACTTTCTGTGTCAACCACAGCAATGGTTGGGCCATTCACGGCAAAGTAGTCTAGAGTTACTCTGATTATAAAGCCCCAATCCTCATAGGCTTCCTCTTGTTCATTTAAACGGGTCATAGGCAAGTTCTCAAGTCCGACGATGGTGTTGTCTGTTCTACCAAATAAGAAAGCAAGAGACGCATTAGAGCCTAGACTTATGCATGCCTCGCTATAGGTGTGCCCATACTTTATAGGTAGAAAAGCGACTGATGCCATAGACCTTATGGCTATTGAATGTTGCTCTACAGCCATCCCAGCCCAGTTTCTTGGGGTGATGATCCAGTGTATCTGATTGGCGGTATCTTCAATGACAAATCCCATCCGGTAATCGTTTGTGATAAATAGATTTAAATTTATGGCGCTGCCAGTAAAGGCTGTCAGCTGTTTTGGGTTTTCCCATACATAGCTATGGTCTTCTTGTTGACAGTAGTTTCTATACCAAACCGTACCATCTAATTTAATATAGCCAACCACGATCCCTTGATCTTGGTCGGGTACATTGACATTTTTCCAGGCTCTTAGAGCTTTTACTTTGAGCACGTCTGTTTCAAGTTGGTTCTTTGTTGATGCAAGGTCCCACAGTTGTCGCCATAATAGGTTGTTGGTGTCCACCCAAAAAATCCATGGTTTTTCTTCGGTGACCAGACGCCATAGTTTTCGGTAGCGACTCCAGTACCCATCAAAGGCAATGGCCACCGATGCGCCTGGCCCTAGAGAGAATTGATTTTTCCAACCTTCTTCAAACCTGTCTGGGTATTCTCGAATGGCGGTTAAGACCATCCCATTATCTACATGGATTTCATAGATCCGGTTTGGGGCGCCATAAGGTCTGTCTCTTCTTGGGGTTACACTAACATCACCTAGACCTGGTTTTTCTCTAATGGTTTCAACCTTCCAATAGTCAGCGTCCATAACCGTGGTTCTGGCTCTACTGACTTGAACACTCATTTTAGGATCCGCCTTGTTTGCAGGGGTTTGCTGATGGCTTTTAAGCTTTCCATCTAGGTAAGCATCTATGTTTCTCATAAAGCCACCTCTTCCCCTATGATCATAAGCACCATGCCTTCAAAGTAGCTTTTATCCTTATCGCCATGTGCAAAATTAATTCTTTTCCACTGAATGGCTTCATCGACATAGACCAGGTACTTTTTGTCTAAAAAGATTAAAACCAAAGGTGTACCTTGGTCTATAAGCGCGTTTAATTTATCTGCTTGTTTATGGGATGAGATGATGGTGCCTTCCATACTTTTTAAGGGGCTGCCTATGATTTGAACATGATAGGTTCCATCAAGGAGTCGATTTACTTGCCGATTAGATGCACACCTAATCATTAGGTCCTAGCCTCCCTTCTAAATTGGTCCATGATGATTTCTACCACACCGGTAAGCTCATTTTTATGATTGATGCCTCTAACTTCAATGACCCCGGTGTGTTCGATAATGGATTTTATAGCTGTTTCTTGCTTAAGTCCCCTGAGATTATCGTTTACATTTAAGTTTGTATCAAAATCAAATCCTGTTGGAAGTGCTTTCTCCATATCCTTGGATACTTTGTTCATTATATGATTAAAACCAACACCGATCCCTTCACCCATATTTTCACCAATGCCAGCAAACACTAATGAGGGAGAATTGATGCCTAAAACGCCTTTAACATCACTAACAATACCACCCACAAAATCACTTACCTTATCTTTTATCCAACCAATCATTGAAGAAATACCATCCCAGAGACCTCTTACAATGTCTTTCCCCACATCCACGATAGAGATTGCTGCTTTGCCAATTCCTTTTAAAATAGCAGCAATAATTTGTGGTAGTTGTGCCACCAATTGAGGGATGGCACGAATTAACCCTACTGCTAATTGGGCGGTTAGTTGCACACCCATCTCAATGATTTTTGGTAGATTATTGATGATGAAGTTGATAATACTACTAATAATCTGTGGCAAGGCCTCAATCAGCGTTGGTAGAGCGTTTAATATACCCGTTGCAAGACCCTGAACAAGTTGAAAGGCCGCATTCAAAATTTGATCCATGTTGGCAATAAGTGTATCCACTATAAGAATAATTGCTTGTACAACAGATGGAATCAGGTCTGGGAGAGCTATACCGATTCCTTCAATCAATGTGGTTATCAGTAAAATGGCGGCCTCTATAAGAAGTGGAAGATTTTCGATTAGGGCTCCCACAATCGTTATTACAGCATCTACCGCTACCGGAATCAGTTCTGGTAACAGGTTTAAAAGTGTATCTAGCACCTGACTAAATAGGTCTGTAAACGTTGTAAGCAGTATAGGAAGTATGTCACCAACAGCCAGTAGTATGGCATCGATTGCAGGTGGTAATGCTACGACAATGTTCTCAATAATAGGGACGATGTTATCTACCACGGACATAAATGCATCCACAAGGTTTTCTGTCAGGTTCGTCATGTCTGCATTTACATTTCCAAGTCCACCAGTAAAGGAGCCAAGAGCTGCTTGCAATAGACCAATGGATCCTGTAACCGTTTCTGTGGATTCACGGGCAAAGTTACCTGCGTACTGCTGTGTGTTTTCAAAGAACATTGCCATAGCCACTTCAGCTTTTTCAGCGTTACTGGCAGAGGCCCAGGTGAAATCAAGGCCTTTAGCAAGGGCATAGGCTTCAATGTTGGTGGCGTTCATGGCCACACCCAGGTTATCCATCATGGTGAAGTTGCCCTTAGCTGCACCAGCAACTGAGTCAAGTGCCATTTGCATATCAATGCCCATGACCGATGCCATATCGGCAGCACGTTGCATGGCTTTTTCTGTTAGCTCTAGACTTTTTTGTTGTTCTATACCTGACCCTTGAAATAAAGCGCCCATTTTATTGGCTGTAGCCAAATAGTCACTTTGGGAAACACCTAAGTTTTTATAGGCTTCTTCTCCGGTTTTTTGAATGGAAGCTGCATAAGCACCAAAGACTGCTTCTGAACCGCCAAGGTTCTGTTCCAGTTCCCCAAACTGCTGGATGATATTGACGGGCTTTCTGTCGAAACGCCTTTTTCAATTCATCCACAGGATTGCCACCGTCCCCATGCCCACACCAATACCTTTTAATATGCCGCCCAGTTTATCAAATCTGCCACCCGCATCTTCTGCAGCTTCTCCGGAGGCCTTTAAGTTCTTACCTAGATCTTCTGCTTCGGCGGCTGAGTCCTCAAGCTCACGTTCCATCTTGTTGAGTTCTGCATTTGCATTGTTAAGCTGTGTTTGCCATGCTTTGGTACGTCTATCATTTTCCCCAAAGGAGTCGGCAGCGTTCTTAAGAGCGACTTCTAGGGTGCTGATTTTGTTTTTCTGCTCATCGATTTCTTTGTTTAATACGTTGTTTCTAGCTGTAATTGCTTGGAGTGATTTATCTTGTTTATCAAACTGGGAGGTGACCAAATTCATTTCTGAACCCAGTACCTTAAAACTTTGATTGATGTCTCTTAGGGCATTCTTAAACTCTTTTTCACCTTCAATACCAATCTTAAATCCAAAGTTATCTGCCATCGTCCTTCACCTCCTTTGGGCATAAAAAAACACCTTTTTAAGGTGCCAGTGTGATCATTTTTTATAAATACTCAGGAATGATGTCATCAATCAAGTATTCCTTTTTAGGTTTTGAGATACCTATAAATTGTTTGTGGCATTCCCATAAGTCCATGAAGTAGCCAATGGGCATCAACCACACCTCATCTTCTTTTCTGTTCAGGTATGCGGTGCCATAGTAGATCAGTCGGGTAAAGAGTTCTTCATCACTTACCCGACCACCTCGTTTTTTGTTGCTTCACTCTCCACATATCTTTGGGTGCCTTTTAGCATGCTGGCCATAATGGCATTTTTGTACTCCGCTAAGTCAAAAGGTGTGGTCAGAAGTTCCACTTCAGCTTCTGTAAGAAGCTCTCTTTTATCCTCTTTATTCTTAATGTTATGGATTAAGAGAGATTGATTGGCAAGTAGGGTAATGAGCCATACCACTTCATCCAGTGCCATTTCGAAGTTTTCTGTTTTCATCAGTTTAGCACCAAGATTTTTTAGACCACCATAACGCTTTGCGATCTCCTTTGTTGCCTTGGTGGTGAGAACCATCTTAAAAGTAGTCCCGCCAATATCAATAATGGTGCTACGGTCTTCTGCTGCTTCTGTTAGTTTTGTGGTTTCATCTGTCATGATTATCCCTCCTCTTAAGCCGCAACAACGGTTGCTACAGTCGTTTTAACGTTCTCTGCACCACTTGAACTTAAAACACAGTAGTAGTAATAGGTGTCTGCCAACAAGTCGGTTGGAATGTCAAAGCTAGAGGCGGTTGCTCCAGTAATTGCAGTACCTCCTGTTGTGCTATCCACTGTATTTTCATACCACTGATAGGTTAGAGGGTTTGACGTATTAGCGTTTGCTAAAACTAAGAGACTTCCGGTAATACTACCCACCGTTACTTCCGTTAATGTGGCAGGCTGCATGGCAATGGTAATCGTTGGTGTTACCGGTGTGAAATTTGGTTCATAAACGGTGCTAAACCAGGATGTAATGGTGGATGCCGCTACACCATTATCCCCTTCAGTCACTTCTGCTTTCCATGGATGCTTATGATCACTGTCTTCTTTGTTACGTCTAAAGACCATGCCTTCTATGGTGGGACTGCTAAAGGTAATAGAATCCCCCTTGGTTGCAAGACTGGTGGCTGGTACAGAAAAGATAACCCTGTAGAGCCAAAAGTAACGGTACTTCCCGTTGGACTTTTTAGCACGAAAACCGACGGCTACAGGTGATCCACCATCTTCACTTCTAGATACCACTACGTTGTTGCTGTCAATCTTACAACCCGTTAAATCTTGTGCTACCAAAGAACCAATGTCATCTATACCGAGACTAAGTGTCCCACTATTAAACTCTTTTACGACTTCTGATGCACCGTCATCTGCATAGAGTATGGCTTCAATAAGCTCCACACTCAGTTCTGCTTTCATGGCTTTAGCCAACACCTTAGGGGTGCCATAGGTTTCAATACCGTTTTGATCTTCTGTGATTTTTGCATAATATAAACTGTCCAGTCCTATTGTTGCCATTTATTCTTCCTCCGTTTCATATTCTTTCATAACGTCGATGGCGTAATGATGAAATTTTGTATCACTTTCATAACCCACATACTGACTATCTGTTATGGTCATGTCTGCAGCTTGAAGCACCTTAGTAAGCTCCTTCTTACGTTTGATGTAATTCTTCTTTGTAAAGAGAGATAGCCGCGCTTCACAAACCATCATATGAGCCTCATTATCTGCAAAAAAATCAAACCGATCCGACATAGGTGTTATGACGATATATTCCTGTGGTGGTTTATCCGAAAATACACCTGTTTCCACTGGGATGTTTAAGGGCATTATGATTTGATTTAGATCGGTCAGTAAACTCATAGCTTTTTTATCTCCTTATCCAGCGCCGCTTTCATGGCTTCTATACAGGCTCTTTTTGATGCCCTCTTTGACTGTTTGAGCCAGGGTTTAGGGGGTTGACCAGACTTTCCATACTCTATGACAGCTGCCTTAAGAGCATTGGACACACCCTTACTGTCTTTGGTAGTGGGAATACCCACACGAAGGGTCCAATCCCCTTTATAGTTTTGCACCGGCCTAGTGGTTTCAAGAGAGTTTAAGAGTTCTCCTGTTGATTGTGAAGGTTCCTTCGTTGACTGCCCAATACGCAGAGCCAGATTGCTCTTTGCTTTCTTTGTGGCCGGCTCTGCACCTTCTTTTAAGACTCTTGGTACGATCACGTCAAATTTATCATTTAACTTAGAAAGCTTATTGATAAAATCCTCTGGCATTTGAAAAGTCGCTCTTGCCATGATTATCACCCCTTAGATCCTGTTACTTTTTCTGCCAACAGCTCCACATACATACCTTTTTCACGAATATCCTCTACGCTTAAGATGTTGTATTTTTCACCTTTACATACCAGTACATGGGTTGTCGTGACTTCAATCCCTGGTGGTTTACGAAAACAAAAAAGGGCAGTAGCGGTTGTAAAGCTAGCTCTGTTTTTCCAAGCTTCATTGCCATGCCTGTTTTCTTTATAAGCCCTGGTGTTTAATAAAAGTGTTTCTTCTTTTGTGGTAAAGCCTTCTGTATCTTTTACCGAGCTTGTACTGTAGATTTCTATAAAAGTTTGCATTTTCCCAAAACTCATAGCACCACATCCTTATTCATTCGAAGGAGCATATTTACCACACGCCACACCTGCTCACTGGCATCCACCTTGTCCTGAAAAAAGCCGCCAGTGCTACCATCCCTACTTTCATAGAAATGGGAGGATAGCATAATGACCGCTTGCTCTGTGATTGGATCCATGGTATTTGTCTCATAAAATTCGGATACCTTTTTCTGATAACCTTCTGCGTAAGCGGTGGCGGAGGTGATGTAGCCAATAAGAAGATCATCGTCCTCATTATGATTGATCATCAGATTCTTTTTTACCTTTTCTAGTATTGCTGACATCACCGGCTACCTCCTTCTTTTATTCTAAGAGCATTAACCCTGCTGCTTTAAGTTTTGCAAGCAGGGCATTAAAGTCTGTAACCAGCTCTGTTATTTCAGTTGCGGTGCTATCGACTTGAAGGGCAGAGGGTTTAAACTCTACTCCGTCAAAGGATAGCTTCCCTTCTGTGGTGATTAAAAGCTCACCACCAATGACCATTACCTCACCACCTTGTTTGGTGTAGTTCTTTACATTACTCATTAGATATCACCTATGCTTTCTGCTGAAGGACCTTGATGGCTTCAGCGAGTATGAGTTTTCCATCCACCCTTTGGCTGGCTTTAAAACCTACTTGGCCAGTTGCTGCAAAGAGCTCATTAAGTCTTTGGAAGGAACGACCCTGTCTATCCGCCACCCAGTAGTACCCAAAGTCACCAAAAGCGATGGACTTAGCACCGGCTGTTATCGTTGGTACATAGACAGAGGTTTTTACAGGTCGGTTTAATATCGTATCCGGTTGGCCGATAGAAATGGAAGGTTGCCACAAGTACTGACCGTTTCCATCTTTTAGTTTTCGAATGGCTTTTACAGTTGCATCGTTCATCGTAAATAATGCATTTTTTCTATAAGGTGATTTCAAGCTGTAAAAAAGATCCATGATTTCATCCACGGTAATGGCGGTGGCTGATGCCGCTGTGATACCAAGTTCTGCACCTCCGGTGGCATTAAATATCCCTGTTGGTTTACCAGATCCATCACCTATGAAAAAGGCTTCTTCTTCCTTAGCACCGATCCGTCTTGCAAACTCTTTTGCTATATAGCTTTCAAGGTTAAAAACACTGTCATTGAGAAGTTCTTCAGACACCTTGATCATGGTAGCAAGTTTATAAGCACCAATGGATACTTGAGTGAAGGCATCATCCGACTCAGGAATAGGACCTTCTTCATCCACCCAAGATGCGGTTCCTTTAGATGCCACCACCGGAATCTTTCTATCACCAGATGAAGTGGTAATGACCTTGGCCATCCCTCTAAAGATGTTTTCTTCTTGTAGGGCTTCAATCAAGGTTCTTTCAAACTCATCTGGCACCAAATATCCACCTTCGGAATCTGTACCAATCTGAAGGGCATTTTGCACATCATAGCTGTTCTTGTTTCTCATGGCTTTCCAGAAAGCTTGCTTATACGCATTGGAAGCTTTTCCTTTTTTCTCTTCCGCACCCATAGTGCTTCCTGGTGTATTGGTAATTGGTGATGAAGTCGGTCGTGCTAGCTCTTCATCAAAAGCCATTCTTCGCTCTAACCTTTCGATTTCTTTCCCAAGGTTAATCACTTCTGCTTCCATTTTGTCGTAAGTGGCAGTGTCTTCTGCTGAAAGTGTGTTATCCGTATCTTTTTTGCTATCTAGAAAGGCTTTTGCATCTTCCCAGGCTTTTGCGCGCTTTTCTCTCAGTTCAAGAATTTTATTCATGTTGTTTCCTCCTTAAATTAGTGAGCAATTAAGCTCAATCTTTTTTCCAGTTGCGTAACAGGTGTTCTATTTTCTGGTCTAGGTGGTATTAACTTTGTCATAAGTGAATTGGCCACCGCTGCTCTAGAAAACAACACAGCTTCTAGTACTTCACCTTCTGCCTTTGTTTCCTTATTAGAAAATAAAATTGTGTCTGCAAATCCTAGCTCTACAGCTTTTCTTGCGTTAAACCAGGACTCTGCATCCATCAAATGGGCTAGCTTTGTTCTTGTTATACCCGTCTTGATTTCATAAGCATTCATGATGCTTTCCTTAACCTCTGAAAGCATCTCACTTGCCTTTTGCATTTCTTTTGAGTCACCAATGGCCACGGTCATGGGGTTGTGGATCATCATCATGGCCACTGGCGACATCTGTACTTCTGTTCCTGCCATGGCTATAACAGAAGCTGCTGATGCAGCCAGACCATCAATCTTTACTGTCACATTTCCCGGATAGTCCATGAGCATGTTGTAAATCTGTGCGGCTGCAAATACATCCCCGCCCGGTGAATTGATCCAAATGTTAATGTCACCTGTGGCTGCTTCAAGTTCTTCTTTAAATAGCTTTGGCGTCACTTCGTCCCCGTACCAGGTTTCATCAGAAATTTCTCCATTTAAAAAGAGGGTTCTTTCACCCTCATTCTTAACCCAATTCCAAAATTTTCGCTTCATGCGTTCTCTTCACTTCCCTTCGTATTTGGTGTTTCACTTTCACCTTTATTTGCAAACACACCAGCATCCTTAAGCTTTGTCATGTTGCCATTGATTAGATATAAGTTCCCTCCTTCTTCATCTGGGATTGGGTTCATATCCTCCATCTCTCTTATGTCATTTGATGACAGCCAGCCATTTTGTCTTGCCACAGAATAGCCATTCATACGACTTTGATAATCACCTCTGAGAAGTCCGTCCACGTTCAGCTTAATAAAAAACTCCTGCTTCTCTTGTGGAAGTAGGAGTGATCGTTGCATGGCTTGTTCCCATCTAATGACCCATGGGTCTAGGGTGTATTTTACGAACTCAAGAGATTGCTGCTCGATGTTTGAGAAACTAGATTTTTCAAGGTCACCAACCATGTGAGGTGGAATTCTATAAAGCCTAGCTATTTCATTGATCTGAAACTTTCTGGTTTCAAGAAACTGTGCTTCTTCTGGTGGTATGCCTATCTGCTGATACTTCATGCCTTCTTCAAGAACCGCTATTCTATGGGCATTGATCGTGCCTTGATACACATCATTCCATGAGTCTCTGACCTTCTTTGGATCTTTAAGCACCCCTGGATGTTCAAGTACACCTCCTGGATTGGCTCCGTTGGCAAAGAAGCTAGCGCCATATTCTTCGGTGGCAATGGTCATACCAACAGCGTTTTTTGCCATAGCAATTGGTGAATAGCCTACTAGGCCATCAAAGCCAAGTCCCGGTATATGCAACACGTCTTGTTTTTTAAGAACCACAGAACCATATTCCATGAAATTAGGATTCTCGTCCGAGTTTATTGTATAGGTATAATAAATTTCTCCATTTTTATCCCTTCCAACGGTTATTTTATTAGGTAGTAGAGGGTATAAAGCCACTACCCGCCCAGCACCATCACGAATAATCTGTGCATAGGCATTTCCCCAAATAAGCAAATGGCTCATTAGCGTCTCTCTAAAGACAAATGAGCTCATTTCGGTGTTGGGTTCATTATGAAGAATATGATACAAATGGTGATTATAAACCCGCTCTTTACCATTTTCCTTATACCTGTACACATGTAATGGAAGGGATGCCACCGCTTCTGCTAGAATACGTACGCAGGCATATACTGCTGTGGTCTGCATCGCAGTAAACTCATTGACACTTTTTCCGCTCGTTGTCGGACCGAACAGATAGGTATAATCAGTTCCTGTATAAAAGTTTTGTGGTTTATCTCTTGCTTTAACCAGCATGGATATAATCGGAATATTCATATGATCCTCCTAAATAAGGGCATGAATAAAGCATCTCGATTCCAAGATGCTTTATTGTATGTATTATTATTCTGTTTCTGCAGCAGTTCCAGGATACTTCTCATTATATTTTTTTAGATTCTCAGTAATGATTTCATCAACGATTTCTTCGGTATTTGAGGTTGATTTTTCTTTTTTCAATAGTTTATAGGCACCCAATCCAGCAAGACTTAAACCGCCTACTATAGCTAATGAACCTAATACTCCCTGTTTCCTCCCTTTAGCCAACATCTCACCTCCAACCTTTATTGCTGTTTCTGCTCTTACCTGATTCAATAGAGCTAATGGTCCACCGACTTCACTAGCCGCTTTTACAAGATCTGAATATACCCAACCAGTTCCCTTTGCTAATAACTCTTCCATAATTTTCCTCCTTTAAAATTTTCGGTATCAAGATATTTTATCCCAATTCTTCTATTAAGTAGTTAAATCAATCATCCTTAAACGTATCTGAATCCAATGTCGTCAACAAACCACCAATTAATGTGATTGCACCAATGGCCGTCCCCATAAACAAACTGGTCATTACAGAATTTGGAATCTTTAGCTTGATTAAGTAATCTTTCAATAGGCTATCCCACTTTTTCTTAGGTATCATAAGATCAGATGTATTAACCTTCTCAGGTATATTCTCATTTATAAACTTGATTTTTTCCTGATCACTTAATTTCATGAAATTAATCAAACTGGTTTCTATTACTAAACTTATTGGTATATCAGCAGATTTGTATTTCTCAACAACATATTTGTTCACTCGTGCACTGACTGTCGCTTTTTCATTTGATGCTTCTAATATTGTTCCATTTTTATTCATTACGATCACCTCGTAATTATTATATCACATAATAATCTTATTGTCAATATTTGTATTACTATATTTGTATTTGTATTACATTTATAGAATCAGTATTCCCCTGTCATCATAAACGCTACCGTCATCATCCTTGTTTCTAATGGTTCTATCAAGTGCCATGATGGTCGCAACAATACCATCAATCTTTTCAACTGACTTTTCTTTGTCTGGTTTAATATTGCCAGCCGGATCCTGTCGCATAACAACGTTTTGTGCCATCCATTTAAGAACCGGATGACCACCATGATTGATGTTTCCTTCCATAAGAAGTTTGTATAACTCTTTACTTGGTGGCGACATATCTTTATAGCCTTGGCCAAAAGGGACAACGGTAAAACCCATGCCTTCTAAGTTTTGGACCATCTGTGTTGCGTTCCAACGGTCAAAGGCAATTTCCTTGATGTGGTACTTTTCCCCTAATGCCTCAATGAACTTCTCAATGAAACCATAATGGATAACATTTCCCTCTGTGGTTTGCAGATAGCCTTGCAGCTCCCAAACATCATAGAGCACATGATCCCTTCGGCACCTTAGGCCAAGAGTCTCTTCCGGTAACCAAAAAAATGGTAAAACAATATATTTCTCGTTCTCAGCTTTTGGCGGGAAAACAAGTACAAAGGCAGTGATATCTGATGTACTGGATAAATCCAGACCACCGTAGCACTCTCGTCCTTGAAGTGAATCCATATCAAGTGGTAAATTGCCTCGTTCGTATATATGATCAGGTATCCAGCACACAATTGCTGACGTCCAAATATTAAGTCTTAGTTGTTTAAACACGTTTTCTTCGGCCGGGTTTTCAAGAGCATTTTTATAGGCTTCTCGAACTCTGTCTATAGAAATGGTATGGTCCAAAGAAGGATTGGCTTTATACCAGTTGGCTTCATCATTCCAATCATCCTCCATTGTTAAACCATACACAACCGGATAAAAGGTGGAGTCCTGCTTTCGACCCGCTTTTATATCTAGGGCTTTACTGTGAAGTTCATAACAAATACTGTTTTTATCATTTCCTGCAGTTGTTATTATAAAAAATAATGGCTGCTCTCTAGCATCTCCCGAACCTTTCGTCAAAACATCATAGAGTTTTCTATTAGGCTGTGCATGAATCTCATCAAACACAAGACCTGATACATTCAGACCGTGTTTGGTGCCTGTCTCTGCTGATAGAACTTGATAAAACCCAGTATTAGAATAATTCACAATACGTTTGGTGGCGGCTGTAATCTTTGATCGCTTCAATAATGCGGGTGTCATTTGAACCATCTGCTTAGCCACATCAAAAACAATCGATGCCTGAGAT